CGTCGCTGTAACCGTACGGTGACCTCGGCTTGTCTCCGACATCCTGCACGACGATGATCGGCACGTCCCGCAACTGCTCGCGCCACTCGTGCAGGAAATCCAGATGCGGCAGATGGTTCGGGACGACGACGACTGCGTCAGTCATCCGCGTTTAGCTTGGCCGTGATGCGGTCGATCTCCGAGAAGACCCACGCGCTATCTGCCTCGCCATTGATGGCTGCGACGACGCGCTCGATCATGTCGTCGCGGTCACGCTCGACGTCGCCTTCGTGGTGCAACATGGCGTTGATCAGCGTCCCGGCCAGGTTATAGCGCTTGGTCCGGTTGACGACGAGTGCCATGTAAAGCAAGCGGCGGATCTCATCGAGATCCTTGACTTGGGCCGACTTCGCTTCCGCTAGCCTCTGCTGGTTGAAGCCCTGCTCAACGGCGAGAGCCGACCAATCTGCGATTCCCATCAGATCCTCCCTTGTTAGATCAAGATGTGTTTCGATGTCAATTACTTCAGCCACTCCGGGTGGTCGATCATCCACTTGACGGTGCGCTCCAGCGACTCGTCCAGCCCGATCGGCGGTTTCCAGCCAGCCGCGTGGATCTTCGACGGATCCAACGCGTACCGGTGATCGTGCCCTGGCCGGCTACCGTGATAGTCCACGAACTCGTACCGCAGCTCACGCCCCGCGGCCTTGGCGATCCGCTGCGCCAGCTCGAGCACGTCGAGCTCTTCACCGGCCACATGCCAGCGGTCCGGCCGGTCGGCGTCCGGGTAGGCGGCCGGGACGGTGTCGGTGAGCATCCAGCGCAGCGCGTCAGCGTAGTTGCGGGCGTGCAGCCAGTGCCGCGACGACGGCTCCCAACCATCTTCGACTGGCCGGGCGTGCAGCGGCACCGCCTCCCCGGCCAGCACCGCCCGCACTACCTTCGGCACGAACTTTTCGATGTCCTGACGCTCGCCGATCATGTTCATGAAGTTGGTGAGCACCACCGGCACCCCGAACGTGCGCCAGTACGAGATGGACAGCGCCTCCTGGGCCGCCTTCGACGCCGAGTACGGGTTCGACGGGATCACCGGATCCCACTCCACGTGACGCTGACCCTCGGCCGCAGGGCCGTACACCTCGTCAGTGGACACCTGCACGAAATGCGACAGTTCAGGTAACGCGTACCGCGCCCACTCGAGCATGTTCAGCGTCACGTCAACGTTGTTCCGCACGAACGGCGCCGGGTCGGTGATGCTGCGGTCCACGTGCGACTCTGCGGCCAGGTGCAGCACCGCCCGCACGTCGCCGATCCGGTCGTCCAAATGGTCGTGAATCGGCGCCCGCAGGTCGTGCCAGATCAGCTCCACCCGATCCGGGTCGTAGCCCTTCACCGACGTGACCCGGTCGGTCCGACCCGCGTAGGTCAGCGAGTCAAGCACCACCAGATCCCAGCCGGTGGTTTCCAGCAGATGCTCGACAAGGTGGTGGCCGACGAATCCGCAACCGCCGGTGACGAGAACTCTCATGCCGCGTCGCTCTTGCGTGGCCGTCCCGGGCCGCGCTTCGGCTCCTCAGCCTGCGCTGGCTCAGGTTCGGCCGCAGCTGCTGGGGCGGCCTCCTCCACGTCGTACGCCTCGAAGAAAGCGGGGATCACCTCGGGGTGCCCAGCGGGCCGCAGCGTGCCGGCGTCGATGAACGTGTTTCCCTGCCAATGGGGTGTCGTGCAACGCATTAGTGTGGCCATCCTGCGACTCCTTCGTAAGCGTCCCGCCACAGTTTCCAGCCCTGCTGGATCGTCCAGTTCGCGGCGACCTCGCGGCCTTTCGCGCCCATCTCGGCACGCATCGCCTCATCGTTGATCAACTCGTATAGGCGTTGCCGCCACTCGTCTTCGCCCCGCACCAGGTAGCCGGTGACTCCGTCCACGACCATTTCTTGGTAGGCGGGCTGCCTCGATGCGATCACGGGGATGCCGAGGCTCATGTACTCGAGCGCTTTGATGTGCGACTTGGACCGGTTGAACGTGGTGTCGGCGAGCGGCGCCAGCCCGATGTCGAAGTCGAGGCTCTTGTAGTAGCTCCAGGTGTCGGCCTTCCACGGCGTGAACCGGCATTCGCGGTGCAGCAGCGGCGAATAGTCGATGCCGACGAAGTGCATGTCCAGGTCGGGATTCGCGTCGAGGACGGCTCGCAACGGGTCGGCGGCTTGCATCCAGTCGATCAGGTGGGACATGCCGCCGGCCCAGCCGATGGTGAGCCTGTCACGACGGGGGCGTTCCTGGAACAGCAGGTCCCCGTCGATGTGGTTGGGGAGAATCACCACGTTCGGGTTGTACTGACGCATTTCCTCAGCGAGCGGTTCCGTGGACACAGTGACCAGGTCAGAGATGGCGACGTTCTTCTTGTAGGACTCTTTGATGTTCTCGTCATGCCAGAACGCCAGCCCGGACGAGTTGTCCGGATGAAGCACGTCGTCGTCGTTCTCGTAGACGAGCAGCGTCTTGGTTTTCCAGCCCTCCCACAGGGCCATCCCTTCGGGGCCGATAAACCGCTGCCCGCAGATCATGTCGATCTCCTCGACCTGATCCATGTCGGGGGTGAACCGCTGCCCTGGCTGCGGAAGCAGGATCTGGTGTTGGGTACCGCGCGCCAGGTGTTTGTACGGCAGGTAGAACCGGTAGTAGCCGGAGCCATCCGCATCGTGCGGATAGCCCAGAATCATCAACGGCTTGGTCATGCGTTCCTCCGGATATGCGACAGCCCCCGCCTCCGGAGGGGGACGAGGACTGTCGCGGTAGTTGGGTTACTGGATCTTCAGGACCTGCAGCGCGTTCGCCGTGCTGGCCTTCGCGCCGACCCGCCAGAACGCGAACCAGCCCGCCTCACCGGTGGGCAGGTTGCCAGTCGCGGCGGCCATGACCATCGGGTTGTACAGGATGGACATGCCGACCCGGTCGACGATGACGTACTGCTCGAAGTCGCCGAACAGCAGCACCAGGCTGTTCTGAGCAGTGGCCGCGCTCATCGAGCTCGACTCGTACACCGGCTTGCCCAGCAACAGCTCCGGGGTGCCCTGGCCCAGGTTGGCCCAGAACGAGGAGCCGCCAGCCGTGTCGAACTGGCGGGTCTTGTTCAGGTAGAACAAGTTCGCCAGCCACGCCGCGGACCGGGAGTTCCGGAACCGCGGCCCCAGACGGCCTTGCAGCGTGTACACGTCGGCGACCGCGTAAGCCGTGGCCGCCGCGGTGTTACCCGTAGTGGCGGCCGTGACCGCACCCTGCGGGAACACGCCGGTGCCGGCACCGGTCGCGAACGCGCCCTCTTCGAGCCGGTCCTTCGCGTCGGCGAACAGCCTGGGAAGCTGCGCACCCAGGTCGCTATCTTCGAGGCTCTCGTACGACCCGAAGACCCAGGCGCGGGCACGCTGAGGGGTGATCTGCAGCTGCGAGACGCCCGGGGAAGCATCCGGCGCGGCAGCCGACTCGGCGCCGAACGCCGCGTTCACACCGGCCGACGTAACACCGTTCCATGTGTTCGACGTGGTCTGCTCCACCCGGGAGATCCGCCGGTACGGGTTACTTGATCCGGAATTGTCCAATATGATTGTCGGATCCAGCGGGAAAGGCAGCATAAAGCCAAGGCTCCCGGTACCGACAGTCGTGGCCCGCTGTGCGAGCCCCTCAGGGTCAGCGAGGTAGGACCGGAACGCCTCGTAGTAGTCCTCCGTGCCGGTCATGAGGATGTGCCGGGCGATTCCCTTGGACTGGGTGGCGAGCTGGGTGGCCCGCTCCGCGTGGTCGTGAGAGAAGTCCACCCACTGGGTGCGGTGGATCCATTCGATGGCGTCGTGGGCACGCTCCCGCATCTCCGACCCGCGGAGCACGTTCGTCCGAACCGCTTCCATGTCGTCGAACGGGTTCCGCTTGTTGCGGTAGATCTGCGTGGGGGCCTCGATCTTACGGGACTCGCCGGCTTCGGTGGCGTTCTCGTCGGTCGATGCGACGCGGATCAGGTTCAGCTTCTGAGCCCGGGCGGCCAGCGGCTCTCGCCGCGCCTCCAGTGCGTCGTACTCGTCGACCAGGGTGTCGACGTAGTCGCCGTCGGTCTCCTCGACCGCGGCAGGGTTGTCCTCGATTTTCTTCAGCTCAGACCTGATGGCCTCTTGCCGGTCGAGGATCTCCTTGAGATTCATTTAGGAGCCTCCTTCCGGCCGGGCTCCAAGACCCGGCCGAATCGTCTTCGCCGCAGCGATGCGCTGCAGCAGTTCTGACCGGCTCGAGTGCCCCTCGTCGGGAGGCGGCTCGTCGGTGACGGCTTCCACATTCGGTGCGGAAGTGTCGCTGTCCGCCGGCTCCTCAGTGACCGCGCGAACCGCCTCCTCCGGCTCCATGCCGGATTCGACGAGCTCATCGACGACCGTCTGACGAGTGGCGGACAGGAGTGCCGGCAGGCTCAGACCTGCCAGCATGCTTCGCACGCCGACCACAGCAGCATCGGCGTAGACGGGGAACGGGGTCGGGCCGTACTCGCGCAACCCCATTTCGAGGCGGCGAACCGTGCCCAACGTCCCGTCGCTGCGACGGGTGTAGCCGCGGCGCGACGGCGGGCGGCTCGGGTCGGAACGGATGATGCGACCGGTGAACGAGTGGCCGGTGATGTCGCCGGAGCGGATCGCCTCAAGGATCTCGTCAGCCAGCGGGGTCGCGTTGTACCGGGTGATAGTAAGCAGGCCGTGATCTTCGACCCGGATGTCCTGCGGCGAGCCGAGTGGAACGCTGAACCGATCGGACGGGGTGCCGAACAAAGTCATGCCGTGGTTGTAGAACACTCCGGCGCGCCATGCCTGTCGGCCACCTTGCGGCCGGGCGTCAGCGATTGCCTTGTTGAACGCCGTGCGGTCGATGACCTCTCGGTAGTGGCCCTCGTGGTCTTGGACTTCGGCCTCACGGTCGAACACCGCCACATACGCTTCGACAGTTCGCCCGTCGGCGTACTCCGAGCCCTGTGCCCGGCTGAGGATGCGGATGTCCTCCAGCGGATAGGACCGTATGAACAGCTGCGGCCCCAGGAACGGGTTCTCGTCGGCTCGGCTAGCGCTGGTTTCGTCACTCATTTCGATTCCAAACTTCTTGGCTGCTGCCCGGATCTTCGGCATCGCCTTGTCTCCGAACGGCGATTGCGGTGCCCGTGCCAGTGCATTGCGGACGTGAGCTGCGTCATGGATCGGGAAGTGCCGCAGCGACCGCGGAATTGTGCGACCACTCTCATCCTTGGTCCCACCTGGCTCGATAAAAGCGAAGGCAGAATCCGGAAGGTCATTTATCGCCGCGGCGCTGAGTTGAACCATGGTCTCTCCCCAGGGGGTAAGATTCGCGTTGTGATGGTCCAGGTAACGAAAGTTTGCGGACAGTGTGGAGGGACAATCCCTAGACCAGACGAGCCGTATAGGAAACCCTCATACGTCGCACGACGGCGATGGTGCTCTCGGGCATGCGCCAAAGCAGCAGTTAGTGCAGAGCTCAATCGCTACATCGACTGTGAACATTGTGGGGAGAGCATTCGTGTAGCTGGGCCGCGTTCAGCAGAACGTCGGCGCTTCTGCTCAATCGCGTGTGCAAACGCCGTACTGAACAAAGAACGCATAATTCGACCGATACGAGGCGTCGAAGCCAACCGGGGACGTCGAGCGGCACGGGCACAGCTGCCACATATTTGCGCCATCTGCGGATGGACTGATGTTGACGCATGCCACATTGTCGCTGTCAGCAATGGAGGAACCCACGATCTAGAGAACATGGTGATGCTCTGCCCAAACCACCATCGACTATTTGATACTGGCCGCATCACTGCGGATGAAGTACGAGCGGCTCGCCGAAATTGTCTTCCTTCAATCTCTTGACGCTCCGTTGTTACTGCCTCCGGTGAGCGCCAACGGTTCGACGGCGCCTGGTTCGAGTTCCGATTGAACCTGCTCGGGCCGCGGCGGCTGAAGTTGCACCGAGAACAATCCGGTGTGCTTCAGCAGCGACATGTCCTCCGCCTCGACTGCGGTCACAACAGATGCGGTCTCGTAGCCGGCGTCGACAAGCTGGCGGATGGTGGACGCCTTCACTTGCTGGATCTTTGCCCGGTCCTCCGCGTCGTCCAGCAGGAACGGGATGTTCACCTCGTCGTACCAAAGCTCGGAGCCGCGTGGCGGCGGCACGATCGTCGCCAAGGAGCCGCACACGTTGCGCCACAGTGGCCGGAACGTGCTGTCCGCCACCGACCGTTTCGCCGAGTTGTAGTTCCCGGAGTTCAGCGACGCGCCCTGCATGCCCTCCGACGACGGAACCAGCACCGGGTGCAGCCCGGCGTCGGCGATGATCCGCGTTTCGCCCTTGCCCTGCGTCTTACTGAAATCCAACTGCTGAAGGTCGCTGCCGACCACGTGCGGGGTTGCGCCACCGCCCAGGTACAGCGTCTTGTATGCGTTGCGCCAACCCTTGTGACCCTTGTCCATCTTCGCGACGAACGCCTTGAACTGCTCCTCCGAATACGAAGAGTCGAACGACACGATCACCTGCGGGGTGGCGCCGTTCTCGAAGAACGCCAACTTGTGCATCGTCGCGGCCTGATCGGCCTGAATCTCCCGGATCGCCGGCGTGAGCCACGACATGCCGCGGAACCGGGCCAGCGGGTCGGGGATCGGCGCGAAGTGCGCCACCTCCTCGGCCAGCAGCGCCTCCGGCTCGGTCATGCCGTCCTGCGGGTCATAGATGAACCCGATGATCTCCGCGTCGAACTGGGCCGCCGACTCGATCGGCTGGCCGTTCCGGTCACCCATCACGATCGTCACCCAGTCCGGACGCAGCATCCGCAGCCGGTCGGGCTGCTCCGCCGTGCGGGCCACGAACGCGTTCCCGGCGAAATCCGCGTGCAGGATCATGTTCGACAGCAGGTCACCGGTCACGCCACGCGGCCACGGCGACTCGAGAATGTCCAACTCCGGCAGGCTGAAAATCCGGCCCGGCCGACCGGCGTTGAACGCCCGGTAGATGAACCGCGCCTCACTGAAGATTGACAGTCGCTTCAGCTCACAGGCGAACACGATCGAGTTCGATCGAAGCGCTGAGTCCACCAACTGGGCGAAACCGGCCAGCGGGGCCTCCTGGTCAGGCGACGCCGCGCCGACCGTGGCCAC